GGTACTTCAGGTTCATCTGGTTCATCTGGTTCAAGTGGAACTTCAGGTGCAACGGGTGCTAATGGTACTTCAGGTTCTAGTGGTACTTCTGGACAAGATGGAGGTACAATTGCTAAATTCAATGGTTACGATAATGGTACTCTAAATACAACTAATTTTTCAACTACTGGAACAACAGCATTTTTAAAAGTTGATACTACACAATTTGGATTAGATCCAGCTATTAATACAAATTATTATACATTTACTAATCAATCAGATACTATTACTATTGATAATGATGGTTTTTATATAATAAATGCTAATATTGTATTTTTAGTATCAGGTAGAAACTCCAGATCAATGATGGCTGCTAGTGTTTATATTAATGGTACTAAACAAGATGATACTTATGCTGATTCATATTGTAGAGGTTCTAGTTATAATGAAGATATAAATGTATCAGTTAAAGCATATTATTTCTTATCAGCTAATGATACTATTAAAATAGAGCTTGAATCAGCTCATATGGATAGTAGTGGTACAGGTAATGTTACAGTACAGGATGCAGTTTGGAATGTAGCATTTATAACTGGTACTGCAGCTGCTGCAGGTAATGATGGAACTTCAGGTTCATCAGGAGCAAGTGGTTCAAGTGGGTCTTCTGGTTCTTCAGGAACTTCAGGTTCATCCGGTACAAGTGGAGCAACAGGTAATGCAGGTACTTCAGGATCAAGTGGTACAAGTGGTACTTCAGGAACAGTTACTTTATCAGGAACAACAAATAATGGTATTTTAACATTAAATAGTTCATCACCAAATGTAACAGTTGAACCAAATCATCTTATATCAACAAATAATGATAGAAGTTATTTAAAACTTAAAGAATCAGGTTTAATTGAATTTACAGGTGCTCTAACAGATCAAGCAATAGAAGGATCAGGTATTTGTGTAAAAATGGGTTCAGGATCAACATCAGAAGGTAAAATACATTACTGGAGACAAGCAACATCACCACAATGGGCACTGGCAGATAAAGATGATACTACAGTATCTAAAAAAGGTGGTTTATTAGCATGGGGATTAGGATCAGATCCAGATGTTAATGGTATGATGTTACAAGGATTTGTAGCGTTAGATGGTCATGGATTTACAACTTCAATGCCACTTTATGTAGGTGATACTGGTAACCCAACAACAACAACCCCAGAATCTGGATATGCAAGAATTATAGGATATGTTGTAGATGATGATACTATTTACTTCGATCCATCTAAAGTCTGGGTAGATATAGCAGGATAATGTGAAAATAATATAATTTAATAAGATATGCCAACAATTAATGCTTCTAAACATGGGTATATGGTTAACGCAGCAGATGGTTCGGGAGCATTTACTACTGCTAGAAATGCTTCTTCTGCTAATGGATCTGTATTTAATCAACCTTCTTCTGGTAATGCGAATATAGTTGCTGCTAATTTAGGTTTTAGTAGTAAAGGAGATTCTGCTATCTTACGCCGTGCATGGTGGGCTTTTGATGTAAGTAGTTATGCATCAGGTTTTACAATAACTGATTTACAAATACAATTTGATCCTTCAACTATCACATCTACTAACTTTCCAGTTCAAATTGTAAAATCAACAGCACAAGGAAATGCTGATGAAAATTTATCACAAGCAGATTGGGATGCATTTGATAGAACTACTTTATATGGTGGTGGTTCAACAACTTACTGGCCAGACTCAAATAGTGTAAGTACAATAGATTTAAACTCTACTGCAATAGCTGCTTTTTCAACAAGTTATCTTAAACTATGTATTCAGTGGTATTTTGATTATACTGGTACTGGATCTTTAGTTAACTTTAATGGACAAGCTTCTATAAATACTTCTTATACTCCAAGAATTACTTTTAGTGCAGCAGCATCCGGATATGGAAATGCTGTAAATAATATTCCTGCAGAATCCATTTCAAAAGTTAATAATGTTGCTACTGCAGATATTGATAAAGTAATAAACGTTACATAATTATTTGTATATTTAAAATTAATTAATTATATTTATTCTTAATACTTATAACAAATGGAACATATGCCAACAACCGCTACCTGGACTTACCAGGGAAGGGTTATAACATCAATAAAGGATATGCCAGAAGGAACTTACGGGTTTATATATGAAGTTAGATATAAACCAACAGACGTAAGATACATTGGTAAAAAAGTGCTTTATTTTGAACGAAATAAAAGATTAGGCAAAAAAGCATTAGCAGCACTTAGAGAAGAAAGATCAAAAAATGGGCTAAGAGGTCGTGTCCCAATTAAACAAAAAATTATAACAGAATCAGATTGGAAAGAATATTATGGTTCTCAAAAAGAAATAGTTGCCTTATCTAAAAAAGACAATTCAGGAAAAAATTGGGAAAAACGTATATTAGAGTTTGTTCCTAATAAAAAATTACTTACATATTATGAAACTAAACATTTATTTAAAAATGAAGTGTTAGAAGATAAACTTAGTTCTCATATTAATGATAATATTTTAGGTAAATTTTATAGAAAAGATTTTACTGAGGACTCTTTGGATAATATAAAATAAATTCATATATTACTGTTAATGATTAATCAATTACTAGTTACATTAGTGAACTCTGTATTGGGTACAGGCAAAAAAACTGCAAGAGGTAACCTTGCTTATACTTGTCCTTATTGTAATCATCATAAACCAAAATTAGAAATTAATTTTACTGAAAATAAAGAAGGTATAAATCCTTGGCATTGTTGGGTATGTGATAAAAAGGGTAAATCAATTATGCCCCTATTATTTAAATCTAAGGCATCTCCAACAAAAATAGCTGAGGCAAAAGCATTAGTAAAAGATACTTCTTCTAATGCAAAATATACAATAAAATCAACTAATACTATTAAATTACCTGACGAATTTATATGTCTAGACCAACCAGATAATAATAGTATTATAAGAAAACATGCTGTATCTTACTTAAAAAAACGAGGTGTTACTTCAACGGATTTTATTAAATATAATATTGGATATTGTGAAAATGGTTTATATGCTAACATGATAATTATACCAACTTATGATAAAGATGGTATATTAAATTATTTTGTTGCGCGCTCTTTTGAAAAAGATTCTTATATAAAATATAAAAATCCACAAGTATCAAGAGATATTATACCTAATGAACATATGATTAATTGGAATTTGCCAATTATATTATGCGAAGGATTATTTGATGCTATAGCAATTAAAAGAAATGCTATTCCATTATTAGGTAAAAATATACAACGTAACTTAATGAAAAAAATAGTTACTTCTCAAGTAAATAAAATTTATATTGCATTAGATAAGGATGCAATCAAACAAGCTTTACGATTTTGTGAGCTATTATTAGCAGAAGGTAAAGAAGTCTATCTTGTTGATATGCAAGATAAGGATCCAAGTGAAATGGGTTTTAATAATTTTACAAAACTAATACAAACAACAATTCCATTAACTTATTATTCATTATTGGAATATAAATTATCTATATGATAAAAAAATCATACAATAGAATCCTAGAAATTTCTGAGGATCATAAGCAAATTACTCTACCAGATTCGAGATATTATAGAAGAAATGGAGAGTATTATCCATCAATTACATATGTTTTAAATTCCTATCCTAAAGGTAAACACTTTCAAGATTGGTTAAAAAAAGTAGGACACTCTGCTGATTGGATAGTAAAAAAAGCGGGTGAAGAAGGAACAGCAGTACATGAAATGATTGAAAAATATTTTGAGGGTAAAGAATTAAATTATTTAAATGAAAAAGGTTACCCAAAAATGGACCCTATAGTTTGGCAAATGTTTTTAAGATTTGTTGACTTTTGGGAAACTTATAAACCAACATTAATTGAAACTGAAGTACACTTATTTAGTGATAAATTAAAAATAGCAGGTACTTGTGATTTAATTTGTGAAATTGATAATGAATTATGGGTTATTGATTTTAAAACATCTAATCATTTACAAACAACTTACGATTTACAAGGAGCTGCTTACGCTCAATGTTATGAAGAATGTTTTGGTAAAAAAGTAGATAAAATTGGTGTTTTATGGTTGAAATCTAAATCTAGAGGTCAGGATAAATCAGGTAAACGTTTAAAAGGTAAAAACTGGGAGATCTATGAGTCACCAAGATCACAAGAGGAAAACATAGACATATTTAAATCAGTTAAAAATATATTTGATTTAGAAAATCCAAAACATAAACCAGCAACAACTACTTTTAAAACAATAGTAAAAAGATCCGTTTAATATTTATAATAAAACGTTTAAATGGGATTTCTTAGAGGACCAGATATAGTAACAACTAAATTATTACTTGCATTAGATGCAGCAAGTCCTAGATCTTACCCAGGTAGTGGAACTACATGGAATAATTTAATTTCTAAAGATGATGATGCTACTTTAAGTGGTGGAGGAATTACTTTTAATTCAAGTGAACCTACAAACTTAGAAACAGATGGGGATTCTAGTGAAATTTTTATTCCTGGAGGTGATAGTAGTAATTTAAATTTTAGTAATACAGATGCTTTTTCAATAGAATCTTGGTGTAATTTACAAGAGATGCCCTCTTCTGGAAATACAACAGCTGTTGTATGTAAGGCTTTTAAAGTAGGTATTGATATATTTTTTCCTACTGTAAGTACTATGGTTTTTAGATGTGGTGTTAGAAATAGTGAACAATCTATTGTAAGTCAAGATGGTTCTTTTGTATCATTAAATGAATGGAATCATGTTATATTTACTTATACCCCTAGTAGTGAAACAGGAGTAAAGTTATATATTAATGGAACATTAAATGCAACAACAGGTAATTCTGGCCAAGATGATTTTTCAAATAATACTAACTATTCAATAGGGGGTAATGAAGCTGTAGCTGGAACTGCTAGATTTTCAAATTTACAAACAGCTGTAGTAAGAATGTATG